ATTATATCCAGCTAATAAACAATTAGTAGGTAAGATTAAAGATGAACATTCTTTATTTTATAATGGAGAAGATGAATCTAAAATGAAAAGACATGATCATTTACCATTAAATGTTAAACAATGGTTTATGGAAATGTTTAAACATTATTTAGAGTTTAATCATATTAGAAAATATCAAATGCATTTAAATTCAATATGGGTAAATGAAATGAAAGCTCATGAATATAATCCTGTACATGTTCATCAAGGTAATTTGTTTACAGGTCTATCTTCAGTTATGATTTTAAAATTACCAAATACTTATGGTGTAGAATATTCAGCTGAACAAGCTCCACAAAATGGAAAACTTCAAATATTAGGTGCAGCTAATGGTCAATTTGCTAAAGTAGATTATCAACCACCAATGGAATTAAGAGATTTTTATATTTTTCCATATGATATGAGACACTGTGTTTATCCATTCAATGGAACAAATGATACAAGAAGAACACTCGCAGCTAATTGCGATGTTCTTTATGATCCAATAGCTAACAGAGGGGCACAATGATAATAACAGAACCACGTTGGAAGTCGTTGATTGTAGAGACAACTTCACCATTATTTACACCAGAACAATGTCAATTAATTATAAATGCAGGACGATCTGAACCACAAGAGAACGGTCAAGTAGGTGGTGGGCAAGGTGGTGTTGTAGATACAAAGGTTAGAACTTCACATATTAGTTGGATACCATTTAATAAAATGCCTGAAATGTATAAGACTCTTGAAAAAGTAATGAAACAAACGAATGGTAATCATTTTGGATTTGAAGGAATGCAAATAACAGAACCTGCTCAATATACAGAATATCCAGCAGGTGGATTTTATGATTGGCATATAGATTCAGATATTAATTGTGCAAATGAACCACCGGTTAGAAAAATATCTATGACATGTTTATTATCACATGAATCTGAATTTGAAGGTGGTGGACTTGAACTTATGTCAGATGGAAAGATTGCAAGACCTAAACAAGGACAAGCTATTTTCTTTGCATCTTTTATTAGACATCGTGTAATACCAATAACTAAAGGTACAAGAAAATCACTTGTTATGTGGTTTGGAGGAACTCCATTTAAATGATGAATAGAGAATTATTCTTTGCAACTCCTATTTATGTTGCTGATGTTGGATCAGAACAATTAAATAAACATTTAGAACATCATATCATTGAATGGTCTAAAAAAGATAAAGGTGTTCAAAAAACTAATATGAATGGATGGCATAGTGAAACAAATATGCATACACTTCCTGAATATAGAGATTTAGTTGAATTATTATTTAAAGCACAGTTTCATATTTACAAAGAAGAGTTATTAGATAACGAACCATTCCTTGGTAATATGTGGGCAAATATAAATTACAAAGGTGGATATAATAGACCACACATGCATCCTAATTCATTATGGTCTGGAGTTTACTATGTTAAGACACCAGAAAATTGTGGTCATCTAAAATGTGAAGATCCTAAATCAGTTGCAGCAATGACTCATCCAAGAAGAAAAGAGGGACAACTTCCATCTTATTTATGGAGAGAAGTTCATTATAAACCAATTGCTGGACGTTTAATTATGTTTCCATCATGGCTTAATCACTGTGTTGATCCAAATGAATCTAATGATATAAGAATATCAGTATCATTTAATTTTTTACAAGCAGGCATGCAAGCATGAGTTTTCAACAGAATAAATACCAAGTAATTAAAAAAGCAATACCATACGATCTTGCTAACTTTGTATTTAATTATTTCCTACTTAAAAGAGACGCTGTTAATTATCTATATTCAAATAACATAGTAGCGGAGAACGGTATGTTGGGTACTTGGAAAGATCAACAAGTTCCAAATGTATATTCTCATTATGCAGACTTTGTTATGGAAACATTATTAATGAAAGTTATGCCTATAATGAAACAACAAACTAATCTTAATCTAATACCTACCTATTCTTATGCAAGAATTTATGAAAAGGGATCTATCTTAAAAAGACATAAAGATAGACCTTCATGTGAGATATCTACAACATTAAATTTAGGAGGAGATCCATGGCCAATATTTATAGATCCAACAGGAAGTAATAATGTAATAGATGAATATAAGAATATAATGAAACCAGATGCTCCAAAAGGCATTAAAGTAGATCTAGAACCTGGTGATATGTTAGTTTATTCAGGTTGTGAATTAGAACATTGGAGAGAAGAATTTACAGGTAACATTTGTGCGCAAGTTTTCTTGCATTATAACCATGTAAATGGACAGTTTGCACAATCTAATTTATATGATAAAAGACCTCTATTAGGATTACCACCATTCACTAAAATAGTGTAAATCAATATATTTGGTGGTATAAGGATGTCTTATGCCGATAAGTAAACTACAATTTAGACCAGGAATAGATAAACAAAACACACAATACGGCGCAGAAGGCGGTTGGGTTGATTGTGATAATGTGAGGTTTAGGTATGGTGTTCCTGAAAAGATAGGTGGATGGGAACCTGCCGTTGGTAATAACTTAATTGGTGTTGCTAGAGATATTCATACTTATACAGATTTAGCCGGTGACTCATTAGCAGCCATTGGAACTGATAGAAAATTATATCTTTACTATGACAACAATTTTTATGACATCACACCTTTATCAACAACTATTCCAGCAGTATTTAGTTTTACATCAGGTACTACAATAGTAGATGTTACAGCAACTTCTAATGGAGCAGTAGCAGGAGACTTTGTTACATTTTCAGGAGTATCTGGAGTCAATGTTGTAAACATTACTAATACTGATATGTCTCAAGAATTTGAAATTCAAGAGATTAAAACAGCTAATACATTTACAATTGATGTTGCATCTATTGCAACACCAGGTGTAGTTACAACATCAGGAACAGCATCAAGTGCAGCATTTCAAATAAACATAGGTGCCGATATTACAACTGTTGGTAATGGATGGGGTGCAGGAGCCTGGGGCTTTTCTACTTGGAACACGCCAAGACCATCAGGAGTTATTACAGCTAATCCTAGAATTTGGAAGATAGATAACTTTGGTGAGGATATATTAGCAACAATCGTAGGTGGTAAAACTTATTATTTTGATACATCAGCATTTTTAGTTGCAAGAAATACAAGAGCTACATTACTTGCTAATGCTCCAACGCAATCTAACTATATGACGGTATCTCCTAGAGATAGACATGTTATTTTCTTTGGTACACAAACAACACCAGGAACGACTTCAACTTATGACCCAATGGCCGTGTTATTTGGATCGCAAGAATCGTTAACAGACTTTACACCTAATGCAACGAATACAGCAGGATTTCAAAGATTATCATCAGGTAATAGAATTGTAACAGCAGTTCCAACAAGAGGAGATATATTAATCTTAACTAATACATCAGCTCATTCTATGCAGTTCGTAGGACCTCCTTATACATTCTCATTTAAACAAATAGGTACAAACTGTGGAGCTTTAGGGATACATTCAGCAGTAGAAGCGGAGAACGTTGTTTACTGGATGTCAGATGGAGCTTTCTATCTGTTTGACGGGGTTGTAAAAGAGATACCATGTTCAGTACAGGATTACGTATTTCAAGATTTAAATCCAGATGAACACTCTGTAATTTATGCTGGAGTTAATTTAGATTTTTCAGAAGTGAATTGGTTCTATACATCAGCTAATTCTACAGAAATTGATAAAGTAGTAACTTACAATTATCTTGAAAGATTATGGACTGTTGGAACTTTAGCTAGAACAACTTGGGCTTCTAAAGATATTTTTGCAAATCCATTAGCTACAAAATATATGCCAAATTCTACAACACTTGCACAACCAACAGTTATTGGTTTAACAGCTGGTGTATCAACATTATATGATCAAGAAAAAGGAGTGAATGATGATACAAATCCTATTACTGCATTCATTACTTCTGGAGATATAGATATTGTAGATGGTGATGACAATTTATTTATGAAGAGATATATACCTGACTTTAAAAATCAAGAAGGTGCACTTAATGTACAGTTTTTAGTTAGACAATATCCAGGATCAGTTCAAACAGTTGCATCAAGCACAGTCGTATATTCAACAACTACTAAAGTAGATTTTAGAGCTCGTGGTAGACAAGCAGCAGTTAAGATTGTAAGTTCAGATATAGATAGTACATGGAGATTTGGAACACTTCGTATAGATGGACAATTGGATGGTAAGAGATAATGGCTAAACTAGATCAACCCAGATTAGCAAACGCTACTCCACAATATAGTCAACAACAGATGGACCAGATTATTAGAACACTAGAGCAGATGGTATTACAATTAAACAATACCTTTACACAAGACGCACAAGATATAGCTGAAGCTCAAACTTGGTTTATGTCTGGAAAGAATGGCTGCTAATGAGTTGCGATAATGTAAATATTGCTACACAACCCGTAAGTGTTGGTGGAAATAATGTAGACGCATTTGGAAGAATAAGAGTTTCTAATCCACTTACAATTTTTGACAGTAAAAGTATTATGTCAAAGAATTCTTTATTTGATGAATCTACTGCAAATGGTGGAACAGTTACTTATACTTCTAATAAATCTACAGTTAATTTAAATGTCACAGAAGCATCAGGATCAAAAACAATAAGACAATCTAAAAGAGTGATGTCATATCAACCTGGTAAATCATTATTGATATTTAATACCTTTGTAATGAATGCTCAAACAGCTAATCTTAAACAAATCGTTGGCTTATTTGATGCTAATAATGGAATATTTTTTCAAGATACAGGAACAGGTTATCAAATTGTAAGACGTACCTACACATCAGGATCTCCAGTTGATACTGAAATTAATCAAGCAGATTGGAATGGAGATAAATTAAATGGAACTGGGCCAAGTGGATTTACATTAAATGCTGCAACATCAAATATATTATTTATAGATATTGAATGGTTAGGGGTTGGATCCGTTAGAGTTGGATTTGTTATTAATGGTCAATTAATTACAGCGCATACTTTCTATAATGCAAATAACTTAACAACTGTTTATATGCAAACAGCTAATCTTCCAATTCGTTATGAAATTCAAAGAACTGGAACCTTAACTGCAGGAACTTATACATTACAACAAATATGTTCTTC